CGGGAGAGACCGCGTGGAGCGATGCGGTCCGTGAGGCCGGAGATTCTAATTCCAGAAAATAGTTCGTCAGAGGCCCGGAAATCCAGCGTTATCTGACGATCCGTGTGGTACAATTGAACCACACCCATCATCCGCAACATCAACCGAAGGAGATCACATGGCAAGCATCGGCGGCGTCGATATGACCGGTGTCGATGACACCAAGGAGGACTACGGCAGGTGGCTCATCCACGGACCGCAGGGCTCGGGCAAGACGACGCTCGCCTCGACCATCGCAAGTCTGGGGCCCACGCTGTTCATCGACCTGGTGGGTGAGAAGGGCACGCGGTCGTTCCGCGGTGCTCCCTACGCCAAGAACATCCAGATCGTGCGTCCGCTCTCGGTCACGGCCCTCGACGACATCTTCTGGGCGCTCGACAAGGGCGACAGCGGCTTCAACGCGGTCATCATCGACTCGCTGACCGCCGTGCAGAAGATGACCATGCGCTACCTGCTCGGACACTCGGAGACCGCGGTCCGCGAGATCAAGCAGGGCACGGCGCCGGCGGACATGCGGACGTGGGGCCAGTCGCTCGACGTCATGCAGGACACGGCGACCTTCTGGTACGGACTCGCCGACGGCGGCCGACCGAAGCCCATGCACGTCATCATGACGGCGCAGACCAAGATCCAGGACGACGAGATCGCGATGACCACCACGCGGACCCCGGACGTCCAGAAGGGCGCGCTCAGCCTCACGCTGGCCGCTCCCGACTACATCCTCTACACGGAGGAGGAGGAGAACATCGACGCGATCGGCGACGACAGCCAGCCCGCCACGCGTCACATCGTCCGGTTCGGGGGTCACCCCGGCTACCGGACCAAGGCCCGCATCCCGTACGATCTGCGGGGCAAGCTCCCGTCGATCATCGGTCGCGGGAAGAACCCGCCGGACCTGGCTCAGCTGAGCCGTGTCCTGCGGATCGGCGGCGCTGCGGCTGCGCCCACCAGCAAGCAGGCTGCGTAGTCCGTAGGTTCCCGCCACTCAACCATCAACGCACCACCAACAACGAAGGAGATCATCCATGTCGGATGACCTGATCATCGACCTCTCCAACTACAAGGACCGGATGGGCTCGCGCATCGAGCCCGGGCACTACCGGGTCCAGGTCGAGGACGCCGAAGCCGGCGTCAGCGCCCAGAAGAAGACCCCGCAGGTGCAGGTCTGGTTCCGGGTCCTCGGGACCGAGTTCGACGGCCAGACCGTCGTCGACCGGCTCTACCTCACCGACGCCTCCATGTTCCGCATGGTCGGCTTCATGCAGGCGGTCGGCCTCCCGACCCCGCGCAAGAAGCTCAAGGTGAACGTGCGCCAGTTCGTCGGCAAGATCCTCGAGATCGACGTCGAGGACGGCGACCCGTACAACGGCCGTGTCCGCTCCGAGGTCCGCGGCTACTCCCGCGCGCTGGGTGCGGGTGCTGCGGCGGGTGCCGCCTCCGGTGACGAGTTCGAGGGCCTGGACGAGTTCACCGCCCCGACCGCCGAGCCGGAGACCACGGCCGACGTGACGGACCTGCCGGCTGAGCCGGAGCCGCAGCGTCAGGCTGCGCCCGCCCAGACCGCTCCGGCCGCCTCGGTCGAGGACGGCACCATCGAGATCGACAACGCCTCGGCCGTCGCCGAAGACGGCTCGGTCGACCTCGAGAACCTGTCCCTGTAACGGACAGAGGGCCCGGACCTGATCGACTCGAACGATCGGGGCCGGGCCCTCGCTCCACCGGAGGATTATTCGCCAGATTATTCCTGGCGGGATTTCCCTCGTAGCGGCGGAGACGCTACTCAGGAAATCTATCCGAATCAGACGAATCGAGCAAGCGAATGGCGACGTACACGAACGAGACCGGCCTGGTCAAAGCCATCGTGCGGGCCGTCAAGAAGCAGTACCCGACCGCCTGGATCGTCAAGATCCACGGCGGGCCGATGCAGATGGCGGGGATCCCCGACCTGCTCATCTGCGTGCACGGCCTGTTGGTCGGCGCCGAGGCGAAGCACCAGAAGCCCGGCGAGAGCGAAGAACATGCGCGGGGCCGGGCGACGCCGGTTCAGCGCAACATGATCCACCTGATCAACCGCGCGGGCGGCATGGCCGGCGTCGTCCTCACACCCGAGGAGACGCTGGAACTGATCGCCCGCGGGCTCACCCGCCGCGGCTTCGCCGCGGTACCTGACGAAGGAGAAATCGCATGAGCGCAGGGCTCACCACCTCAGACGGCATGTTCACCGTCCGCCAGTCCGCCTGGCACGGCCTGGGCACCGTCTTCGATGACTATCCGAAGCGCGCCGAGGCGCAGGCGATCGCCCACCCGTGGGACGTCGCCGAGGCTCCGCTGTACCGCAAGGTGACCATCCCGGCACCGGAGGGCACGGAGCTGGACCCGATCGAGAAGTTCGAGATCATTGAGGGCTGGCGGCAGAACATCCGCAACGACGACGAGAGCACCCTCGGCGTGGTCGCGGAGACGTACACGAACGTCACCAACAACGAGATCTGGGACATCGCCGAGGCGATCGAGAAGAGCGGGTCGGACGTCATGTTCGAGACCGCCGGCTCGCTCAACGGCGGCCGCCAGGTCTGGGTCCTCATCCGCCTCGAGGAGCCGATCCTCGTGACCGGCGATCCGCGCGGCGAGACGATTCCGTACTTCGCGCTGCAGAACAGCCACGACGGCTCGGGCGCGTTCCGCGGCCAGGCGACCACCACCCGGATCGTCTGCCAGAACACCGCCCGGATGGCGGACATGGACGCGCAGGCGCGCGGCACCGAGTTCACCTTCCGACACTCCAAGAACGTCGGCGAGCGGATCGAGCAGGCGAAGGAGGCGCTGGCTGGATGGCGCGAGTCGATCGCGAACTGGCAGGCGCAGAGTGAGAAGCTCATCAGCCAGAAGATCGCCCCGCTCGCCTCGGCGGAGTTCCTGGACCGCTTCATCCCGATGCCGCCGGTGAACATCATCTCCGAGCGCGTGCGGGCCAACGTCGAGCGCGACCGGAAGCTCTGGATGGAGTCCTTCCAGGGCATCACCGGCGAGGGCCTGCAGGACACCTCGTACGGGCTGGTGCAGGCCTCGATCGAGTTCCTGAACTGGCACCGCCGGGCGAACAACGAGGAGACGCGGTTCCGCCGCACCTTCCTCACCCGGGATGCCCTCGTGAGCCGCGCGGTCGAGCTCGCCAACGACGCAGCGAAGTTCTCGTTCTGATGGCCTGGAACCTGCAGCAGCTCGTCGAAGAGCTCAACGACTACGACTCCGAGGACATCATCGTGGCGCGTAACGGCGCCATCGACGTCATCGGTGAGGACGGCGAGAAGCGCGCCACGATCCTGGTCGGTGAGAACGACTGATGGCCGTCCAGCTGACTCCTGCTCAGGAGCTCGGCATGATCGAGCTGACCACCAGGGAGGGTGCAAGCCTTCTCCTGGTGGCCAGCACGATCTGGGCGATCGAGGACGACCCGAAGGAGAGCTTCACCGTCCTCAAGACCGCCTCCGAGCCGCTCGGTGTGATGGAGACGCCGGCCATCATCGTGGAGCGCATGAAGGAGCTCTACGAGGCCCGCGAGAAGGCGATGATCGAGCGTCAGCAGGAGGCGTTGGCCTTCAACGATCTCGCCACCGCTACCGCAACCGGCACGTCGCTAGATGAGGCCGACCCGCCCGAAGACCCGCACGATGTGGTCGGCCAGGAATGGTACGACCGCCAGATGGGAGTGGATCCCGATGACGAATGATGAGACCACGGCGGCTGAGGCCGCCACCCAGCACGCCACCGACGCCGAGTTCGACGCGATCGTCGCGAACGCCGAGGCGCAGGTCGCCGTCCGGGCGCAGCAGATCTTCGCCGAGCGCGAGGCCGCCCGTGCCGCCAAGGACCTCGAGCTGTTCGAGATCATGAAGTCGATCCATCCGGGGTCGACCGAAGAGGAGGTGCTCGCCGCCGGCCGCGCGGTCAAGGCGATGAAGGACCGCTCGCCGCTGGAGGTGCAGCGCCGTTGGTATGTCCCGGGCGCGCGCTTCACCGTCGTGAAGGAGGGTGCTCGCGCCGAGGCGCTGATCTTCTTCGGCGAGACGAACTGGGCTGGCTGGAGCCGCAACCTCCAGGTTGGCGAGGTCGTCGAGCTAGTGGACTGGCGCAAGGGTTGGAACAGCGAGGCCCTCGTGCCGCAGTTCGCGATCCCGCGGCCGCCGCACGGCGACGTGCGCTGGCTGACCATCGCACCGGTGGCCGGCCTGTTCCGGCCTTACCCGCACCCGGGCTTCCTGGAGCCCTACGACGAAGGAGACGAAGCGTGACCGATCAGAACAGCGGCGCCAGCCACATCTACAACGAGCGCGCCCGTCAGGTGGTGCAGGAGGGCTACGACGCGGACCACGACAAGGGCCACTTCATCGAGCTCCTCGACGCGGCCGTCAGCTACGCGGCGTTCACCTCGGCCTGCCTCGAGATCGAGAAGGACGTCGCGCGTGGCACCCACACCCGGGCCGAGGCGGACGAGTTCCTCGCTGAGGGTGTGAAGATCGTGCCGCCGGTCTGGCCGTGGGGACGCAGCTACTGGAAGCCGAGCGCGACCGACCTGAAGCGGAACCTGGTCAAGGCCGGCGCGCTGATCGCGGCCGCCATCGACTCCCTCGAGGCGTCGGGCCAGTTCCACGACGACCAGGACACGCTCTTCGAGTCCGAGGCGCTGCACGTCGAGCCGACGCTGTTCGACGGTGGAGTGATTACCAACCCGCAGGAGCTGCTGTTCCGGGCGATCACCGGCGACGAGGCGGCACAGACCGCGCTCCAGGCGGCCGCCGAGCAGCACGGCGTGAAGGTGGCGTTCTCGCCGGATCAGTTGCTGCAGGCGATGGACGCCGAGGGCAAGGAGATCCCGGCCGACGTGCGCGAGCTCCTCGAGAGCCTGAGCGAGGAGGGCGTCGGGCTCAGCTTCGACGCTCACCCTGCGAGCATGGAGGTCGACGACGAGGACGGAGTGGCAGTTGCCGAGGATGAAGAGAGGGTATCCGATGACGAGGATGCCCTTGATCGGGTGGCTCAGGTCGTCCGCAAGGACTGGCTCGACTGGGACCAGCTCCAGGCGATGACAGCGCTTGAGCCTGCGCGCCTGAACGAGGCTCTCGATGCTCTGGTATCCGAGGGCGTCGTGCAGCGTGACGTCAACCGGTTCCGTTTGGAGGGCTGAGCGATGAACGACAAGTTCGAGGGCGTCGCCGCGGTTCTCGGCGAGCCAACGACCGACGGCCGGATGCTCCTGCCCGATATGGATCTTCAGATCGACTTCGAGTGGCCGATCCCGCTGACCGGCCAGGCTCCGGAGAGTGACCTCCGGCTGCCCGTCGGGATCGTCCGCAAGGCGTGGGTGGAGGACCTGCACCTGCACTTCGAGGGCGAGCTCCTCGAGGGTCAGGAGCCCGGGCTGCTCTTCCACAACGCGCGGCCGGCGATCACGCTCGACGACGTGCAGTTCGACGTCGTGGAGGCCGAGGGTGAGCCGGATCTCATGCGCACGACGAAGGGCCGTCTGCGGGAGATCTACCTCATCGACGCCGACCGGGAAGTCTGGCCCGGCGAGACCTGGATCAGGTGGGTGTCATGAGCACAGATGAATTCGACATCGACTTGACGAACTACGACGCCGAGCAGGCCAAGAAGATCGTCAGCTCGGCCAAGTCGCTGGGCGACCTCGAGGGCTGGGAGGGCTTCGAGGCCGAGCAGCAGCGCAAGGCGTACGAAGGCGAGCACCACCCGGGCGCCGAGCACTCGCGCGAGGAGCAGGCTCCGGCCTGGGACGACCAGCGCGGCTTCTGGGAGCTGTGGAGCGAGGAGTCGATCTGGAAGGCGAAGTTGTTGCTCGACTCCGAGCGGGTGCAGCCCCTGCGCACGCCGAACGGCTGGACGGTGGAGGGCAGCGAGCTCTACACGGTCCGTAAGCTCGGCAGCGAGGAGGTCCTCGAGGTGCCCTGGTACACCTGCAACTGCCCGAACGGCAGCGCGCGCGGTGGCCGGCCTTCGTGCTACCACACGGCCGCGGTCGCAGCCCTCGACCTCGGCATCGATCTCTCCGGAGTGACGAAGCCGGAGAAGAGGCGCCCCTCACGGGGCTGAGATGTCCGGGACGGACGGGTCGGCTTCGGCCGGACGCAGATCCCGGAACCTGGCGCGTGGGTAAACGCGTCATGAGCCGTATGCCTGGCCTGAGCCTCGTGCTCAGCAACCGCGCCCGAGGAAAGCATCACTCGGGAGCCGGCCGCTGGAAGCGCTGCAGAGCAACCAGCCGTAGTAGGAGCCGCACGCAGACGACAGTCGCAGCGGATGGGGTGACGCCCGGGCCCAACCGAGGTCAGTAGATAGTCCGGAAGCGCCCATTCTCTTCGGAGGGTGGGCGCTTTCGTGTGTCGATGCGACGACATGCGTAGTACGGAGCCGGATCTGTAGTACGGTACCCCTGTGACCGACATCCCCAGCGACGAGGAGCGCCCGCTCCCCGGCATCGAGCGCGCGCTGCTGGCGCTGCCGTGCCCGGAGTGCCGCGAGATGGGGCACGACGGCATGGCCCGGATCGGCAACCGCCGGCGCGAGTGCGCGACCTGCAACAACTTCGCCGCCAACGTGCGGCGCCTGACGGCCCGCCGGCTGAAGGAGCTCCACGAGGACGAGTGGAACGCCCTGCAGCTGCGCGTCGAGATGGACCTCTACCCGAGCGTGATCCAGGCGTACTCGAGGCAGAAGGGCATCAAGGAGTGAACGTTCAGCCGTACATCATGGCCGTGCCGTGGGATCCGCAGCGCGCCAAGCGCGCCGTCCAGCTGATGAAGGAGACCGACGGCATCATCGTCTGGGACGAGCAGCAGAACGCGATGCACACCTTCCAGCTCCTCCTCGAGCGGGTGGTGATGAACGGCGACGGCGCCTTCATGATCCTGCAGGACGACGTGCGCCTCGCCGAGAACTGGGGC